GCTGGAGAATAGACTCCGATGTCTGCTCCTGTAGCTGGCGAAATAAATCCCGCCGAACTAAATCCGCCGCCCATTCCAGTGTCGAAGCCGCTTACTGGAGTCTCTGGAGCGAATGATCCGCTTACCTTTAAGCTCTTAGAGTTATCGCCGCCATCGAAGAAGAAGCGAGTCACTGGATTATCTGTAACTAATTTAATGAATGCTTTAATCTTGTCGATCGTCTGGCCGATAAAGTTAACAAGCTTGGAGAACCCAGTAACCAAGATAGCGACCACCGTCGCGATACCTTCTAAGGCTAGCTTGAACGTACCGCCCAGAAGCGGAGCGAGCTTTTCGCTAATAAATGTCCAGAGAGTTTTAAGGAATCCATAGAATGGCTCTAGCTCTGTCGAGTTATCTGTAATCGCCTTTTTAATCTTATCGAATGCGTTCTTTAATCCTTCAAGAACTGGCCCGACGACTTTACCGATCGCTGGAATAACTTCGTCGTAAAGGAAGCCCCACCACTTAACCAAGATAGGTAGAAGCTCGTCACGAATGAACTTAAAAATGGACGAGAACGCTGGCCCCAGCGTCTCGCCAAGATTTTTAGCGAAGTCCTGCACCGCTGGAATACCCTTATCTACGAAGCTAGAGATAAGCGGAGTAATAGCGTCTAGCACGTAAGAACCTACTGTCTCTTTCGCTTCATCGAATGCAACAGTAAGGCGCGCCATCTTGCCTTGAAAGGTTTCGGCTTGCTTAGAAGCTTGTCCCTCGAAAGTAGACGCCAGAGCCGCCGCCGCAGCGTCGAAGTTCTTAGACTTAATTATGCTCTCGTCAATTCCGACGCCTAGCTTCTTTAATGCTCCTAGATTACCGTCGTAGGCTTTACCGAGAGCTTCCGAGACAGTCTTTAGATCCTTTCCTGTACCCGCTGCGATGTCCAGAGCTAGAGTCTGTAGCTTCTGGGCTTCTTCGACGTTCTTGGTACTTCTGACTAGGCGATCCAGACTTGGACGAAGAACGTCGTCTGTAATTCCGTTAGCGAGCGCGGTCTGGGTTATGTAATCTTCTGTAGCCTTTATCTGGGCTTCTGTTGCGCCTGTAACGTTCTGTAATGTAGTCGCTAACTTGGCCTGAGCTGCTTCGTCCTCGATCGCAGACTTAACGCCATCGACGAGAAGCTTTCCAGCATAAGCCGCAGCTGCCGCTCCTGCGATAGCGAACGCCGCTCCTGCCTTCTTAGCGAAGTCGCCTACTCTAGATCCGAACCCTTCGACTTCATTCTGTGCGCCCTTGACGCCCTTCTTTAACTCGTCGAAGTCTGCGTCGAAAGTAATCTTAATCTTCGGAATGCCCGCCATTACTTTAACCTCAATTCGTTAGCGATCTGCTGCACCATAAGCGCGTACTCTCGCGCTACGACTGGAACGTAGAAGTCTACAGCTGGAGCGATCCAGTAGCCTCGCTTGTTATAAGGTGTCTTAAAGCGGTTAGTAAATGTTCTACCGATTGAGTCAATACCGCCATGAGATCCGAACTCTGTTCCCCATAACAGCGCGCCAGCGGGCGCAGCTTGTCGGCGAACTTTCGCGCCCTTGCCACTCTTAGAAGCTTCTCCACCATAAGGACGGCCGACCTTCTTAGGGCCGCCGATGTCAACACGAACTAGACGATCGCGTGGAGTCTTAATCGTTTGGACTACTAACTTAGTCTGTGGAGCTGGAGCGGATAAGCCGCTCATCATAAGTTGACCCGCTAGCCGCTGAGATAAAGGCTGGGCTCGATCTCTTACGAGTTGTTGATACTCGGCAGGGAATGATCCCAGAAGCCCGAGAAGATTCTTAAACTCGTACGGATCGACAGTAATGGCATAAGTACCGCGGCCCTTAGTGTCTGCCATTCTGCCTCTCCAGTATCTCGATCGCTGTAAGAATGTCTTCCGCCGTCTGCCATTCGCTCATCGGAATCCGAGTAGCGATCGCTAACTCTATAAGAGTTCGATTTAGGCTTCCGACGGGCCAGCTTTTGGGTCTGACTTCTTACTCGTAATCCCTTCGACAGTCTCTACCCAGATCTCGAAAGGCTTAACAGTGTTCCCAGCTGCTTCGCGCTTCATAGCGTGATAAGCCAAGAAGTTAAGCCCTTCGAGTCCTAGTTTAGAATCTGCTTCGTTAATTGTTGCATTAAACTTTCGTTCCCACTTAACCCATTCTGGGTTAGCTGCTATGTAAGTAGCGACTTCTCCAGATAAGTAAGTGACCTCTAGTTCTATTTTCATTTTCGCTCCCGATTCTTATTCTTAACTAAATGTCTCTGTAGGTGTTCCCACGACTGTAAAGCTCATGCTAACAGTCTGAGCGTCTGGCGATGTTCCGCCCACGCTTGGAAAGATTGGTAGAACGTTGAACGCGAAGACTGCGCCTGTTACAGCTGTTAGCGATACCGCTAGAGTCGTGTTAGGTGCTGATTCTGCCGCTGTCCATAGAGCTTCGCAGAGAGAATCTGCTGCGCCCCAGTCGGCTAGCATTTCGACGTCGAAAGTCCATTGTGAGTCGATCGACTTATAAGCCTTCGAATAAAGCGTGTCGTAAGTTTCGATAGTGACGTCGGCTGAAAGCGTCGCGCTTGTAGCTTGTTCGTCGTAGTTCTTAGTCGCGATCGTCATAGCGAGATCGCGTCCAGTAATGACGGTCGTGGCCATTGTTTCTCCTTAGTTAGTTTGAGTGTAATAGGTAGCTAGTTGAATCTCTAAGGCGAGAATCTCCGAAGCTCCTACTGTGACGTTAATCGGATTCGATACGTCTCCGACTTCGTACCCTGACGGTATAGCCGCCAGAATGCTAATAGCGAGCTGCTCGATGTTATCGAGTGCGCTCTGATTATCGTAGATCGCTACTCCTACGGTCATAATTAGATTAACTTTTACTTTAACGTTCCCTTTACCTAAGAAGCTGGGCTGTAAGTAAGGCGCGTTCGGAGTGATTGCAGCGAATGGAACGATGGGAGCTTCGGGAACGGAATCGTAGACGTTAGCCGCTACTCCTGCGATAGCTGTCTTTAACGGATTACGAACGCTTGAAAGAATCGAGCTGGCTGGCATTATCCGACCATCGTCTCGACGTCGATGTAATTACCAAGAAGTCCGATAACTCGATTTAGTAATGATCGTCCCATTCGGTACGGAGTCGCGCCGAAGTCGACGCCCTCGATCTGACCGCCCGCAGCTGTGCGAGATTGGAAAACTTCGATAGATACCGCGTAGATTGCGGACTCGATGGAAGCGTTTCCGACGTAAAGAGTCGCCGCTGAATAGCCGCTAAGAGTTGCCGTTCCGTTCGGAATAATCTGGCGGGCTGTTACGTCCGAAGATGTAAGAGCGGCAGAGAATGAAGTGTCTGTAACTTTCGTAACTGTGTGAGTAGCTGTAAATGGAGCTGGAAGACCAGTTACGACGATCGACTGACCGACGACGAAAGTGTGAACGCGGCGAGTGTAGAACTCGGCGACGTTACTCTCTAACTTGTATTCGACGATAGCCGTCGAGTTCTGAATAAGCAGCGGAAGAATCGCCTGCTCGGCCGTATCTATTATGTCGTTTAGATAATTATCGTCGTAGAGAGAAGAACTAACGCCTAGGACGGACCGCAGCTGTGAGGCTGTAATAATTGCTGGCATTAGTTCTTCCCTTCTACTACTCGGCTAGCTCGGGAGCGAACTAGCCGATGATTGGTGGCGGATTAAGCCTTGTTATTCTTAAATGCGCCAGCTGCGATCTTCGTAGCTAGTGCGCCGTAACCGTAGTAACCGACTGTAATCTGGCCAGTGTTAATTACGTCCGCGCGTAGGCGGAATGTAGGGCCTTCGTACCATGTGTAAGCGTCTGGGTTAACGACTAGAAGAGTTCCGTCGCCATCGCCCGCATTAGTTGGGTCTACGAATAAATCCAAGCCCGCGACTGATCCCACGAGTGAATCTGGACGAACTACACCGCCAGCATTCATAGGCTGTGAAGCGTTATAGATTGGGCGTCCGTTATCGTTGAGAGTCATTAGGTTAGCCCACTGACCAGTCGAAGCGATTAGAGACTTAGCGAATGGACGTGGAAGTCCTGCTGTAGCTGCGTAAACAGAAGCAGCTCCGCGAGATACGACTCCAAGAAGTTCCGCAGCTGTTGGATAAGTAGCTGTAGTAGTTCCGTCAAGTGTCGCTCCTGAAATTAGAAGACCGTTAACGTAAGCATTCTCGGCTTTAGCCTTAGCTGCTGCCATGTTACGGATTAGTTCATCGAAGAACGCTGGAGAAGTACGATCCAAGAGTTCCACGCTGAAAGTCTGCTGTCCCGCGAACTTCTTCACGTCTACAGTAATGAAAGCTGCGTTCTGATCTGTGTCGGCTGGGTTTCCGTCTTCGGCTGTTACTGCCACGACTGGAGCTTGGGTGATTTTCGGAATCTCGAAAGTCATTCCAGCGTCTGGAAGTGTTCCACGAGAGATCGCGTCGATAGATGGACGGATAGATGTTGAAAGTCCGTTTACTACTTCTGCCATCTGGCGAGTAGGTACTAGACCCGCGTTATCTGTTGTGTTATCTGCCGCGAGAACGTACTGGCGAGCTTGATCGTCGCCCATCGCCGCGCGAATAGTGTTCTCGACATACTTGGCAGCTGTGAACTCCAAGCGTGGCTTAGTAAATGATCCGCCTACGATTGGCTTCGCTGCGGCTGTTGTTGACTGAGCAGCTTCGACCGTCTCGACGGTTTCCGCGTTTGTGACGGTGTTGTCCACTTCGTCTCCTTCTGTTGTTGGTGTTACTTCCTCTTCCACTGTGGAATCGGAAAGTTCTTCGGCGACTTCTTCGCCAGTTGTCGCGGCGACTTCGCTCACTCTTGCGGATCGTACGGCGGGCTCTGTGACAAGTGCGACGCCAGTTAATTCTCCAGCAAGAACGCGCATAGTGCCGTCCTTCTGCATGATGTAATCCTCGACTGCTAATTCGATCGAGAATCCGTCACGAAGTCCGTCCATCGCCTCGGCGATACTGTCTGAACCCGCTGTCGTGTTTGAGATCTTGAAGACTGCGTCTATCGAATCTTCGTTTAATGTCATGTCTAAAGTTTTACCGATTGGACGAGTGCGATCGTGTTCCAAGTTAAGCTTTACTGGAGCTGGCTTAATTGAACCTTTCGCGAATACGACTTTTCCAGTCGAAGCGTTAGCTTCTTCCTCGAAAGCCACAATTCTTCCGCTAATTGTGCGAGAGTTAGAATCTGCCGCTGTGATTTGCATAGGTGTAGTTATTTTCATAGAAGTAGATCCTCTTCTTCTCGTATTTCGTCGATCGACATAGCACCGATTCGATTTAAGATTTCGTAAACCTGCGCGCGCTCCATTGGATTACCGCGTAAGAAGTCGTCTAGATCGAACTTAACCTCTTGTCCTAGTGGAGTGAAATCACTAAGGCTCATTCGCTGCTCTATACAAGTCATAAGCGGACGAAGTGAATAATCCACTAGTGAACGACGTTCGCTTACTGCATTCGAGTAAGTAAAACTGTTCGGCTCTGCACTAGCGAAATAGGCCGGCAGTCCCGCCGCCCTGCATAATTCCAGAGCCAAGTAGCCGCGGGCCTCATTGAGCTGTAAGTTCTTCGGATCGTAGCCGACTGTCTCGATAGACACGTCACCGTTCAAGAATGTAACGGCCTTCGATGTACGATTCTTAAATGCTGCTACAAGTGCAGCTACACGATCTTTCGGAAGTGCTACGCCAGAGTTCTTTAAGATTGTTTGTGGATTAGGATTTATCGCGAAGTCGTAAGCTGTTTTCTCTAACGCCGAAGCTGCGCGAATAGTGCGGCCAGCGCGATTTAAGATTCCTTCATCGAGTCCAGTAAAGACGACCAGTTCGCTAGGATCTATTACGATTCCATCGACTGCATAACCGTCGATCTCTGTTCCGTTAGCGTTAGTCGTGACCGTTACACGAACTGGATCTATTCTTTCCATCGCTTGAATACGACCAGTGTCGGCGTAACGTTGCATAACACGCGCATAACCGTAACCATAGAAGAGAATGTCTTCTGCTAACCATGACCAGAACGCCGATCCTGCTATTCGCGGATCTGGCTGATTTACGACTCTTGGCTGTTGAACCTTTTCGCCTGTTGCGATGTTGCGAGTATGCATCTCGAAAGATCCGAGAGTCGTACAGATTATGTTACGAGCGCGAGCTAATGCTGGAACGCCCATCGCCTCGGTACGAGTAGCGGTTTGATTACCCATGAAGTAATAACCGCCGAGAGAGTTAAGAGTGTTTACTGGGTACAGCGACTCCGCAGCTTCTACGCTAATAGAAGCAGCTGGAGAAGCAGCGTTAACCGTCGGAGCGAATAGATCGAAGAATCCCATGTCGCAATTCTAGAGAAGCCGATACAGCTATCCGACCATGATGTCAAGATCCATCGGCGGGCGTGTCGCGTAGTGTGTGACGAGTGCAGTCGCAACCGTCGCGCAGACAGTCGACTGAGAAGCTCTCCGCCCGATAGTCCAGCCACCATCGCCGAACGGAAGTCTCGCAGCTGAGAGAATCTGTTTCGAGAGTTCGGT